GTAAGGCTTTACAACCCCTCCATCCTGGCGTATCTTATTTTTACTGGATAACAAACACGACGATCATGGTTCCAGGTCAGACCGTTCATTTGACCGTTCACGAAACCGAATGACATTGATGGGTAAACCAGTCAGACAGATTGAGCGCCAGCTCTTCTGGAATTTCAAAGGTTCAAGGGATCGGAGTGGCCACTCCGGTCCCTCTTCTGTTCAGCACTGAGACTTGATCAACTCGGGGATGAAGGTCGAGAGACCTGAGCCTTGCTGATTGTGACGGATATCTTCGAGAGCATATCGGCAACTGTCAATCACGTGGTTGTGCTTGTCTTCGAGTTCGTTGGTGATCTCGTCCGTGAGCTTATCCGTTTTGTATTTATACCAGGTGAGCTCTTGCTCCGTATGTTTGCACCGAGGATGGACCACGATGTCATAGGACTGCATGAAGTCAACCCCTTCACGGATACTGTTCGGCCCCTTCTTCGCCCGCTTGATATTGAACCCCCTATCCTGGAGGTGAGCGATCAGCTCTGGTCTCGCACCGTCTGCGATGATCCTGGCTCCGTCACGAATTGCCGGCAGACCTGGATTGCCGTATCGGTTCTCCCAACGTTGGTCGCTCGGGTCACGGTTGTCATCCCCCTTCAGGAGTGCTGCGGTGTCGTCGATCTTGCACTTGAGCTGGTAGACCTCGTTCTTGATGTAGATCAGGCGTCTCGCCTGGTCAACGTATAATTCGACCGCACAGGTCGGGTCATTGGAGAAGCCCCAGTCAGATCCGACCCTGGCAATAAGTCCCATCTTCTCGATCTCTTCATCCATATCCTCGACGGTCCAGTTGTTGAAGACCCTGGCGGATGACCGTTCCAGTAGCTGACCTTCCCACACATGGAGATATTTGTCGAAGTCTCGGGCCTTGTCGTATTCCATCTCGTCGATGAGAACCTTGGGGAACCAGGGGTTTTGACGCCAATTGATACGCTGAACCCAAGACCGAGGAGGGGGAGCGTGGTCAGGACTGAGGAACATGTTGTCGACCGGATCCGTCGCGAAGCGTCTGTTCCAACCGTACCAGAGCTCGCTGTCATCCTTCCTGACCGTAGGCTTCAGGAGCTCGAGAGATGCAGCCGATACGGTGTTTGCTTCCTCGATCCATGCGACGTCAAGACCCTCTGTTGATTTGATGCTCTCGGCATTCGTCCTCAATCCGCCAAACAGGAACTCGGTCCCGTTCGGTCCGACGATCTTATACTCGGTGGAATGATAAGCCCCTCGCAGACCGAGCAGATCGATCTTGTCATCGAGCAGGCGTTTGACCGAGGTTCCGATTGACTTCTGGATCTCACGATAGCAACCGACCCGGAGAGGTCGCTCGACCCCCTTGGTCACCAGGACAGATGCCATGGAATGCGACTTGGTTCCGCCGCGACCACCATGAATTGCTTTGTGTCTGAATGGTTCCCAGAGGCGCTGTAGTTCGTCAGGCACCTCGAGGAGAGGGTTGTTCCTAAGTGACAATGCAATCGTTCTCCGTTGCGTACGGATCCGGCTCCGGTTCCTCCCCTTCCTGCAGGATGCCACCTTTGCCGTCTGCTTTCACGAATACGACCTGGACCTTCCTCGGTGTCAACGAGGTTCCCCCTGGACCCTGATGCTCGAGCGTCGTCTTAGGATTATACTTCCCTCGGTTCGCAGCGATGTAGAGCTTGAGGAGATCGTTGTTCTGTACGGGCTCGGTGAGCGGGATGGGATTGAAGTCGTCATCCAGGAGAACTTCACCGGTGAGAGGATCTCGTCGCCACATTGGCATCCCCTGGTAGATGACCGGTTTCTCGAAGCCGAGCATCGCACGCTTCCTGAGCTCTTCCTCGACCGGATCAACCGCATCCTCGAAGGCATCAGCAAACCGTTCCTCGAAGACCTCGTCGTCTTCCCGCCATTTACGGACTGTGGTCCTGGAGACCCCAACCGCCTGGCAAGCAGTACCGATCACGCCTGTCAGGCTGTAGGCCTGGAGGAATGCGGCTTGACGGAGTTCTTTGTTGGTTGGCTTGGTCATGCCGATGAGCATACACCAGGGAGGGGCATTCAGTCAACCAACACAATCGTCACATCGGCGGTCATACCTTGATCCGGCAATAGAGGTCCTTGCCTTCTTGCCAGAACCAGGTGACATCACCCTCGGTGGCCTGGACGATAATCCCCCAGGGTTCCTTCTGAGTGAAGACCCATTCAAGCCCTGTCGTGGCGATGAACTGAGCCAGCTGTGCGGCGCTGAGACATTCGATCATGATTTCATCTCCCTGATGAGACCTACAGCCAGGACGGCAAGAGCGCCAAAAGCGATAGGAGCATGTGGACCTGGAGCATGGAGGATCAACCCCATAACGAATAGGACGACCAGGATCATTGCTTGGTTCCTTCCATCAACTGGGCGTTGAGGTGGTCGGCGACCAAGCCATAGCAATAATCATACATCACGTCCTGCATCCGGCCATAGATCTCGTTGTGGTTCTCCAGGTGGTATTCGCCAGACCAGACGGTCTGCTCTCCTGACGGTAGCTCTGGATCGAGGATAAACATTCGAGGCTTCTGGTCGAAGCTCTGAACGTGGCCACGGCGATCTGCTGTTTCGTCCATTGCAACCCTGACCATCTTGGCGGTGATGAAGCCGGTCATGATGGTTCCTCCGGCCAGGTGTCAACGACGGGCAGCATCCTCAGATCGACTGAATGCTTGTGGATCGCATCGGATCCATCGCGAATGAACGATACCCAAACGACATGGGGTTCTCGGTCAGGGTAAACTCTCTCGACGCTGACGATGTGATTGATCCCAGGTCCCATATAGGCCATGAGCGTTTGCTCGTCGTAACTAGGGTCAGTCGGCACGAAGGATACCGTGGTCGGCATCAGATCCGCTCGGTCCAGGACTTTCGGCTGGGGCATCGTTGGTCTCGCGTCAATAGCGGCTTTGAGGTCAGCAACTTCACAGGCCAGGATCAGGGAGGCAAGGGCTTCATCGCTGGCAGTGAGTTCGCCGCGGAGGAGAGTGAATTGTTGGGCCATCTGGGCCAGTTGTGAATTCGGATCCATTTGAGTTCCTTTCGGTGGTGTTCAGGGGGAGTATAGACCAGGACGTTTTCGGTGTAACCCCTCGAATTCCTCGTGCGGGTGTATGGAGCTGAAATGCCGTGCCGATCAACGTGGACTTGAAGAGACCTTTTTCTGAGGGGATTGTTGCCTGGTTATTTGCCAGCAAAAACAACGAACAAGCTGTTCGTTCGTCTGGCCACTCGTTCCAACCTTGCTCGGTCCAGGGTCTGATCCCCTCTATGATCTCCCCTCCAACCTGATCTGATTGACCTGATATCTGAATGATAGATCTCCTGATAGAGCTCAAAGCCTTATTTCATATACCTTGTTAAACCTGATAGACCTTTTTCCTTAAGTTAATGTATAGAACAATATTATAGATATAAAAACACAATAAGGGGAAACATAATACGCATTGCATATATAATGATTTGAGGCCTTTTTCGTCCATCGGCTCAACAAGGCATATCCGGTATGCCTTCTAGGCCTATCGGCAAGGACATCGCCGATAGGCATTTTTGGCAAAAGCTCCATCACCCCTTCATTTCCAGAGCTTTGCACCGCCTGTTGCAGCCTGGAAGTCGTCGCGACACTCGTCAAGTGGTGGAATGCGGAACGACGTCACCCGACCGCTTTTCGGTGTTCGTATCGAAGGAAACAGGTCTTCATCCACGCTGTCCAGCCCGGTTTTTAGGCTCGGACAGACTTTCATCCACTGCTGTGTGAAGAGCTGGTCGAGCGTTTTACCCATCGAACCAGAGCGAATTCGGTTATCCCGACACCACGCTTCATAGTGATCGCGGACCTCCGATTTGAAGATGTGGACCCGGTGGTCTTCCCATATCATATCCTCACGAACTGGATCGAACGGCAAGACACCATCTTCCAGAATATGTGTCCACCATTGACCAACTGGATCGAGCGAACCGACCTTCTGTTC